GTAGAGAATGTTTTTTGTATATATCTTTTTCTAGCACCAACTCTAAACTTGACTTTCTCACCCACCTTATAACTTTCTCTTAAACCTTTCATATACAAATAATTATCAGATAATCCACTTGAAGTTATTTGAGTTAATGAACCAGTGTTTGAACCCGTACAAGGTAAATGGTCATCCCAACGAACTTCAAGTTTAGGTGAATAAATAGTATGAGTATGTCTTGAAAAGAATTTTAGATGACCAAATGTTTCACTATCGGTTTCTTGACTACCACTAAAATTAATTAACATTCCATAGTTTTCTTCTTGACCAGTGTACCACATACGAAACATATTTGTTATATCTACATTAACATCAGGTGATTGATTTGAAAAAGTTTGCGTTGATGAACTAACACTTAAAACAGTAACACCAGCGTTAGCCCAAGTAACAGCTGTACCACCAATTGGGTTACTACGATTTTTCCAACTACAACCATTTGTATTTTTAGGATTATCACCAAACTTACCCGTACCCCCAGTCCAAGATTGTGATATTGGTTGAATAGCTAAAGTGTATTCTTCAGTCATTTCGGCATTACCTTCAGCTTCATAAAGTCTTAAATAAACTTGTGTACCACTCAAAGAACCAGCATTTCTAAGTGGAGATATAGTCCCATCAGCAAACGATTTAGATAACTCTGTAAATTCAGTTCCACTAAAATTAATTAATGCTCTAGTTTGATAATTAAAAGAATTATTATAAAATTCTTTTTTAACTTCTAATATTTGGTCTCTACCAAAATTTTGGTCTTTAAATGATGTCCCATCTATTGTACTACTACCACTTGAAATCCAAGTGTCTTGTGTTGAAAAAATAAAATGATGCATTATCTCACTACCCCCTTTATATTTGTTTTTGGATTTTTAAGTTCAAATACTCCTGGATTTGTAGGACTCGGTGGTAATATAACTTTATTAACTGTTGCGGCTTGGAAATCATATGCATATCCATACCCTGAAGTACCATCTGTATTTAATGTACCATCTGAATTAATGGAATATGTAAATGTTTTATTATCTAAAAGTTCAAGGCCGTCACTGTTATAATTTTCTTCTTGAGTAATAGTTACATAATTAACTGACCTAACTCCATCTATTCCCATTAATTCAAATTCAAGTTGACTTATAAATATTGGTTGACTGAATTGCATTTTTTCTACTCTGAAAAAGTCTATTATCTTCTGTATACATAATAAATTAACTTCAGACTTATTAGCATGTTTTTGAGCAACTACATCAAAGAAAACTCCAAAATTAATTATATATCCATCTAAAAACATTACATCATCTGTAAGTAATCTATAATTATTTAAATAATTTTGAACATTATGTTTAAGAATCAAAGGAACATTGTCATCTACACCTACAAGACCTGCATTAGGATTACCAACTAAATTTTTAATTCTATTATTAGCTAATATATAAACAGATATACTTCCAAAATTTAAATCTAAATTTTGTATTTGTAATCCACCTAAGTTTACTAAGTCATCAACTCCTTGATTTATATTATTACCTATCTCAACTACACCATCTACAGAAGTTCCAGTTTCTTCTACAACATTTCCAAGATTTCCAGATAATTGGGCTAATGTTGTAAAATCATATACATCCATACCATCTCCAGCCAGAAAGTTAGCCACCAGTGTTTCAATGTGATTATTCAAAGCTTCACGAGCATTTATAAGATTTTGGTAGTTATTCTGAACATTTGATTGGACACCACTAAAGCTGGTCACTATATTATCAAAATCGTGAATTACAGGGTTAAAATTTTCATCAAATAAATTTTGATATATTTCTAATACCTCACCAGCAGTTGGTAATGTATTTCTAGTAACATACACTTTCGCTATACTTCCAAACTTAGATGGTATATTTAATACTCTCGCCTCGTAGTCTTCTTTAGTTACACATCTGTTTTGTGTTGTAAAGAAAGCCTTAGTTTTTTCTTTTATTTCTTCAGTTGTTTCTTCATCTCTACCACCAATAGCCGCGGTTTTATTTGATACTGTTAAATCCGTTACCGTCGAGCCTCCTACTGTAGAGACGGTTGAAGATACTATTTCAGTTAAATCACCCGCACTAACATTTGAACTAATACCACCTCCTACTCTATAAGTAACAGTTAAAGTTGTATGTAGAGGTGTTTCACCGAGAGTTGAATATTCGTCACCCAACAATGGGTCAATGGATGTATCTAAATCACCAGATTGACCGGGTATTATAATTCCCAATTGTTCTAAATCCAAAAATCCTTCATCAATTGTTTTACCATCTTTCAAAATACCGTTACCAAATACTATTGATGTTGTATTATCATCATTAGTTTCACGAACAAATCTTTTGTTTGTTTCAATATATGTTAATGCATAAGGTACTGCTACTTCACTTACAAATGGTTCTCCATTAAGATTATAATATGCATTATCTCTAAAAGGGTCTTGACTATAATGGGTTGTAATTGGAACTTTATCTTGTGCCAGAAATTCAACTTCATACCAGTTATTTCCATTTGAATCAATAACTGACATGATATCAATTACATTAACATCTGGTATTGTTAACTTTAAAAATTTACTTGGTGTTTTTATATTAAAAGTTTTGGTTACAGTTTTACCACTTACTGCTCTTGTTTTTCTTGACAAAGTATATGATGATATTAAACCTGTTGACTCATCCTGAGATGCGATATCATTTGTATCATTTGATTGTGATACAGTAAAATCAACAACTTCTAATGTTTCAAATTGTACACTTTTATCAGCATTAGATGTTACACGGATGCCTTCACCATATGCATTTGCAGTAGAATATTCAACCTTACCTTCATCTCCAGTAACAGAATCTACATCCATTTGAAATGTTAAATCAACATAAGCCGGAACAATTGGTTTTACTTTGTAACCAAACATCTTAGCTAAATTAATAATGTTTCTTCTTTCTTCAGCTAATGGTAACATCATCTCACGATATTGTTGGTCTATGTAAAATGACATTACATCACCCACATAAGAAGTCATTTCCAATAACATCATACCCGGAGATGTTTCATTAAAATCTCTATATGTATCTGGAAAATATGCTTTTGCATAATCAATTAATGATTTTTTAAATGATGTAAAATCTTTATTTAAATAATTTACATTTGATTCTTTAAATTCTTTTTGATTATATGATGGCATTATTAATCTCCAGTTCCAGTATCAGATATTACTACCTGAACTGATGTTAATGTATTTGGGTCTTGCAGTATATTAAATAAAATCTTAATTACTAATTTATTTGGTTCTACTGTAGAATCCATTTCGTTTGTTATTATTTCTATATCTTTTATTTCTACAAAAGGTAACCAAAATTTAAATGAATTAAATATTTCATCTTGTATTGAGATATATGTGTCTTCTGTTATTTGTTCGAATAAATATCGTCTTAAATTCAATCCAAGAGTTGGTTGCATCAGTCTTTCACCTTGATGAGTATTTAATAAATTTCTTATATTATTTTTTACAGATTCAATAGTTGTAGATGTTGATGCAAACCATCCTTCTTTGTTTAATGACCTTCTAAATGGTAAATCTATGCCAACAAATACATTGCTATCATTATCAACTATATATGGTTTTCTTGTTGTATCTTTTATAGCCATCTTATACCAATCTCACTATATCTTCTGGAAATAATTTAACAGTGGTAAATATTCTCTGACCAAATCTATCTTCCACATCAAATCTATCCTGAATTTCAGGGTCTTCTCCGATAAAAACATAACCATCAGCTTCTAACCCATCTGTGTCTTTATGTAAATCTAATCTACGCAAAATACAACCACTTTCAAGTAAAGGTCTAACTGCTCTTTCTATTTCCAATTCAAGTCTATCTATTATTTCAGGTCCACCTGGAATTGGAGCAGCTATTTTTCTCAATGTATCAAGCAATGGTCCATACTCACCTAATAAAGTTTTCGCTTTAACATCAACAGGTTGAGGAGGAGTTTTTAGATTCTCTAAAACAACAGGTGCATTAAATTTTGTCACTCTCCATTCAGCTAATACTAACATCTTCGCGATGGCTGCAGCCATCATTGTCATCTCAACATCTATTGGTGAGCCAGGTCTAGTATTTATATTCGCTGGTAGAGTTCCCGCCGCCATAAGTCCAGCTTTTTTAGCAGCAACTAAATCTTTTTTTAATCCCATTATTACCTCCCGTGTTTTTGTTTTTGTTTTTCTTCAGTTTTTTTCAAAACTTCTCTATAATCTTTATTGACAAATTGTGCCATTGGGTCACTTGGACTTACGCTTTGTTGTGGTGTATCTTTCATCATATCACCATATTGTCCACCAACTAATTCATTCATTCGTTCAGTTGTAAATTCTTTACCACCCAATGTTTTCCATTCACCACCTTGAGCTGTTTCATTCAATACATCATTCAATACAGAATTATTTGTATATGATTTTTTCTTAACAACTTTAGTTGGTTTTTTAGTTGGTTCTGATGATAGTGATGGTTGTCTTAATTCAGTTATCACTTCCTTGATTGCCACCGCAACTTCTTCTCTAACGATTTGTCTAATTACATTTTTTATATTTGTTTTCTTTTTCATAACTACCTCTTATCTATTTGGTTCTATATAATGATGTTTACTTAATATTTTTTGTAATTTTTGTTCTATTGGAACTATTAATCCTTTTACAGGTACCATTTTACTATCTGTTAATGGTATAGGTGAACCGTAAAATAAAGAATTTAAATCTTTTACGATAGCTAATAATTCTTCTAATAATAATTTAAGTTCATTTCCTAATATCATAGGCTCCATTACATCCTCTCTATCCTTTGGGTCTCCAAGATATGTATTATCTGACTCTATAACTAAATTTTTATTTGTAGATATTGTCATATGTCTAGCAGTTCCAATATGAATATCTTTCTTTGATGATAAATAAATATCATCTAATGTTGAATTAAAAGTAATTCTATCTGACTGAATTAATACCTGATTTTTTTCATAATCATATATCAACTTTGAAACATCTTCAGACTGATTTATTGAACCTATTAATTTTGCCATCGTTCTTTCAGCTTCTTCAAGGTCATCAGATGCTAATAAAAAACCAGGTTTTTCTTCAGTAACCCACTTTGATGTATCTCCTGGATTTTCTACATCCCTGCTAATTACTTTATTATAATTACCAAAATGTTGTCTTATACTACCCTTTTGTGTTATACT